TGAGTAGAACTAGAGTGGTCGTAAACTGGCTTACCAGATATAGTTACGTAACCCCACTTAGGAGTGTTGTCGTTTAAATAATAATATAGCACACACTCTTTTATAGTCTCAGGGAACATACTAATCTTTTTATTTGCACCACTCTCTGATAATAAAGCTATAGGGTACTCTATAGAAGGTTTAACTAAACTACTTCTTAATATTTGATTTATGTTTACGTTGTCAACAATCTCTACAGGTATGTTAGTACTAATACTATGCTCTTCATCGTTATTAATAAATATAGACTCTATATAGTCGGCTTTTATTAATGATGCAGTACCTAAGTAAGGTTTAGTGTCATTAGTAAAAGATATAGAAGCTATGCTCAAAAAGTGAGACAAATCTTGTTTAGCCAAGGTTGGACTCAAGCTTTCATTATAAAACCCTGCAGCTTTTTTAGGTTGAGACTTTTCCATCACTATAGCAAGTCTTTTATTGTACAACTCTAACTCTGCTTGTTTTGCTAAAAGATTAAACTCAGAAGGGGTTATAAACCCTCGCTGCTCCTTGTTAGCAAAGGCTTGTACTAATCTATATACTTCATCAATTGTCATTATATCATATTTTAATAGAAGCAAAAGTACGAAATAATTCGATATAATAAAAAAGGAGGACCGTTAAGTCCCCCTTTAATCATATATTACATTAAGTCATTATCCATTAATCGCTTTGAGCCTACGCTCTATCTCAGAGTATATCTGCTCTCCTTCACCTTCAGAACAGAAGTCTACCATTCTCTCGATAGGCTTAACTCCAATTGCAGGGACACAGATAGTATTACCTGAAGATACCCAAGTTACACCTGTCTTCTTCATAGAGATAATACCTGATTCCTCAGCCATTAATAGAAGTTGTTTCATCTCTGTACGAGGGTCATTCATGCCTGCTAAGAAAGCTGTAGGATTCTTCTCTGCTTGAATCTTCATATCCCAGCGAATCTCATCAACACTCTTGTTAGTATTAACACCTAATACCTTAGCATACCCTACAAGCTCATTTAAAGGCATTTTAAGAGCTGCTTGTACAGCATCCATAACATCAGCTACCTGAGCTATTTTATCTTGTGCATTCTTTTCATCGTCCTTTACAGTAAATAGAATGGTTTTAGATTTAATTCTGTGAGGATTACTGCCGTTAGCGTTACAAGTATCTAAATATTTTTGAAGCGTAGGATTAGTGTGATCTACAAATAAATATCCATTATTAAAAGATATAGGCTCTCTCATTTTAGCTGTTTCTGGTTGATCATCTACAAATATGGAGGCCTCTCCAGGAACGTATCTAATCTTTCTGTTTTCCCCTGTCTCAGGATCAAATATAACATCCTCAGCCTTTAGTAAAGAAACTATAGGATACTGAGGTAACCCCTGTCTATTTTTAGCTTTAGCAATTAGCTGATAAACAGAAGGTTTGTATTCTTGCTTCTTATTAGTAAATCGAGGAGTGAATTTTTTTTCTACTACGGGAGCTTTAGCTTCGACCTTAGTAGTTGTAGGAGGCGTAACAGCCTTACGAGTTGTTTTTGTCGGTGACATAATAATTATTTTCTAAAATTAACTTAAAGTTTATAAAAGGAAGGGGACAAGCCCCTTCCAGTAATATAATCAACTATTGCTTATTAAGCAGCAGCAGGTGCAATTCCAATAGCACTTACAGTTGCTGCAGTTGGTAAAGATTCTAAATCAATTAATCCAACAAAACCAGCACCAGAAAAATTAATAGCCTTAGCTAAATCTTGTAAAAATTTCTTAGCATCACCAGATGCTACATCTACAGTAATTTTAGGTAGCTGATGATTTGCAGTTGCATCAGACGAATCAGCATTTATATTCTTGTAGAATATCTCAATTTGAGTAGCTGAAATCCCATCCATAGCAACAACAGAAGATACTGGTATTGCTATATAGTTTGTTGAAGATACTTCTCCATATAAAATTTTCTCCATTTTCTTATGTTTTTAAATATTAATAATTATGATTTTTTGAACAATAAGAAACGGTTAGGAGCAAATCCTTCAAAACCACGCTCAGTTCTGTAGTTACAACGTAACTCATCTGTTTCGTTAGTTTTGTTTTGTAGAACTGCAGAACCAGTTAACCAGTGCTCCATCTCACGAGAGTATCCGTTAGCTGCTTTGTATCGCATACGTAACGAAGGAATCTTCGCACCAGACTTAGCATCTTTCTGTGAATCCATAGGGATACACATTCCGTAACCATTATAGTTAAATCCAGTACCACCTAACAAGTCAGGACGATTAAATAGGTCATAAGTTTTCTTGTGGAAAGTGTAACCACCACGAGAGAACGAGTTGAAACCTAAGTTCAACGCCATGTCTTTATTATTAGCAAAAGTACCATAGTTAGCACCACCAGCAGCGTAAGCTCCTTGTGCAGCTAATAAGTCATCAATATCTAAAGATAAGTTAATACCAGCGTAAAGAGCCATTTCTTTTGAACCTCTGTATTTGTCTAAAGACTTAACAGCAGCGTCAAAGTCAGCCATTGTAATTGCAGAAGAACCAAGATCCATAGTTTGACCTTTGTTTTCAATAAATGGTAAAAGACCTTCAGTTGTAGAAATACCAGTAAGAACCGAAGAAGAAGATCCATCAGTATCAGTATCATCAGAAGTTAATGTTCCATCACCTGATTGTCCAATAATCATTGCTAATTCAGCATAGTCTTGAAAACGTTGGTAAGTATCAGCTTCACCTTGTAAGTACCATAAGTAACCAGTACCCATCTCAGGAGAGTTAACTTTTACATAAACAGCGTTAGTTGCCTCAGAACCAGAAACAGTGAAAGATTCTTTAATAATCTGACATTTGTTTTGGTATTGAGTTACACGAGGTGTAATACCAACTGGTTGACCACTTCTTTCAGCATAAGCATTACCTACTACAGCATAAGCTTGTGAAGAAGCAGAAGAAGGAATACCACCATTCATGTTTTTAACTGTAAAGTCATTATCTGCTAATCCTGCTGTTACGTACAACATAGTACCATCAGCACCTAGAATTAAATCACCATCTCTTAACGCTACGTTACCAGTATCTGCACTTCCTGTATCAGTAAAAGCTGCAGCCATTCGTAATTCATTTCCAGAAATATCAGCTTCAAAATGGTTATGAAGAAGAGTTTCCTCATAGTGCTCAAAAGTTTGAGATGTTGTTTCTTTTTTAGAACCTAAAAGTTCCATCAATCCAGTGATACCTTGATCACCGTATCGTTTAATTAGTTGCTCATCTACATCACGTTTATGTAAAGGTACGTTTGCTGCTGTTCCGTCAGAAGACGCTAACAAAGAAGCACTACCAACATAGTTAGATGTAGTTGCAACTGCCACATTAGAAGGAGTAGGCACCATTGCTGGTGACGATCCTAGACTTACTGTTGCCATAATTTTATAATTTTAAATAAATAATAATTAATTTTTGTTTTAACCAAGTATTTGTCGTCTCAACATATCGAGAGTTGACTCTTGCTTCTGAGGTGCTGCTTGCCTATCTTGGGCAAACGATGGGTTCTTAATCTCATTAATTACGTTCTCTGTCCCCTTGCTTCTGTACTGATTAGCTACACCTCTAACAATCTTGTCGATGTTATTTAAGATGTACATATCTGTATTGAGAGCGTCAAAGTTCCAGTCACCACTTTCGTTTACATACTTATCAAAGAAGTTTTCTAGATCTGAGTTATAACTCTTAATCTCTTGACGAGCTTCGTCATCAAGTGTATAAGTAAACTCATCTCCTTGGTCATTCATAGAGAAAGATAAACCTTCAAGGTCATTAACCTCACTCTCCATTTGTGATAACCATTCTCCTCTGTCAGCCTCAGATACTCCAGAATCATCTGCTTGCGTTGGCATAGCATAATCTTCCTTAACCTGATTAAAGTAATCTCTAGCAGCTCTAGCGTCCTTAGTAAGTTGAACTTTACCAGCGTTGGTCTCCCTCGAACTATACTCCTCAGAATCTGTTTTGTATGTTGCAGCAATGTAATCATTTAACTCAGCTTCAGTTAAACTTGGATTCTCTAGCTTAAGATATTCCTTCATTACAGCATCATCAGATACGTTAGATAAATCAACCGTCTGAGTGTTTAGGTAATCTTGAACAGTACGACCAGTGTTTTTTACATACTCATTAATAACTTGAAGCTGCTCGCTAGCAAAGTTATTACTTTCTGTTTCTACACTAGTGCTGTCAAAATCATCAAATGAATCTATGTCTCGCCCAAGCTTCTCGCTAAGGTATTGTAAGACAATTTGGTCATCACTTAATTCCTCGTAATTCTCATCTTGTTGACTAGTTTGATTTTCATCAAGACTGGTCTCCTCAGTATTTAAAGAACTCTCACCTGTCAAGTCTATAACGTTAGATTGCTCCTGCGTTACAGGTTGCTCTGACTCAACTGCTTGGTTTTCATCACCAGTCAAGTCAACGATATTTTGTTTAGATTCAGGTTGTACAACCTCTCCTCCAAACTGTTTTACTAATTCGTCTCTTATATCCATTGTCTTAAATTTAATTACTTATTTTTCGCAAATATAGACTTTTTTATTACAAAGTCAAATTATTTAACTTACTTTATTTTCCTCACCTAGAGGTCCTCTCTTGCCATCTCTCTGTTCTATCATTTGAGATTGATTTACAGCAGACTGTTGTTGAACCTCTTTTCTTACGCTACCTTGTATAGAGGCAGCTCCCTCTTTACCTAAGTTACCTAGCTCTATCTCTCTAAGTCTTCTTTGGTGTTGAGCTTGCTCAAACTGCTCTTTAAGCTGATACTCCATTTGCTTTAACTGCATGTCTGCTTGGCTCTTAGCCTGAATACGAGCCTGTTCTATTTGAACCTCTGCTTGCATCTCTTGTTGCTTAAGCTGTGCAGCTTGTTGTGCAGACTGTTGTTGCAACTGAGCGTTTTGCTCTGAAGCTTGTTGAGCCTGAGCTTGCTGCTCCTCTTGATATTTCTTTCTTCTTAAGACAAGCATTTGGTTAGCCATCTTAATATTCTTAACAGAGCGAATCATTATAGCATCCTCTAGTCTTAACTCTTTTTGAGCTAAGGAAACTTGAATGTTTTGCTCCATCATCTGCTTCTCCTCCTCGTTAGGTGCAACCTCTAAGGTAATACCAAACTCGTGGATGGATAGCTTCTTCATAAGATCTATTGACTCCATCGAAGTCTCCCCAATAACATTAGAGTACATACTATGTAGACCCTTAAAGTTTATTAGGTCTTGCATACGAACAGTAACACTCTGAGATACTCTCTTAGTTACATTTAAGTAAGCATCATTAATATCTCTAGTTGCGTTATTTGATGCTAGAAGGGATAACTTCTGAACACCCACTAAAGCCTCACTAGATGGTTTAGATGCATCACGAGCCTCGTTAATACCAGTCACGTCACGAATCATCTGCATGTTATGATTATAAACTCCTATAAGGGTACCAAAGTCTCTACCTATACCATTCTCTAATTCTTGTATTGGCATAGCCCCTGTCATTTGACCTTCATCATCTATACGTCTGTAGTAGATGTTACCAGTTTGGTCATAAATCTCTTGAAGCTCCATAGGGGTAAACGTACCACCATCTCCCTTAGATACATTCTCTAAAGAACCTATCTCAAATGCAGCACCCTTTGGTCTAGCCTTAGCTAGTGTATGCTGTATCTTAAGGTGAGCTAATTGTATCTGGTCAGCAAATGGAATCATTCTATCAACTAAAGAACGACTCTTCATTTTGTATAAGTTAGGTTGGTATACGATATAAGAAAGTCTAGTCTCAGATAGGTTAGACTTAGTTCTAGGCATATCCTTCATTAAACCATAATCAAATACGTAATCAGAACCTACAATGTATTTACCTGTGTACACAACCTTTACTGTAGAGCCAATAGATTTTCTATTAGTCTTAGAGTTCTTAGGTTGCTTGTAGTTAGATGGTTTTTTATTTACTGAGTAACCACCCTTCTTGTTTTGTTTCTTTTCGTATTTTAACTCGTGACTTGTCATAAACTCAGCATCTAACACGTTGATGCTAAACTTATCATAATCATAAGTGTTGTCTCCATTTTCGTAGTTAGCTGTAGTGTCGAAATAGGTAGGGTTGTTATTCTTACCTGCGTACTCGTTAGCTATCTTAATATAGTCTTCCTCGCTAAACTGATCTCCTGCTTGTTGCTTTAAGTCAGCAATAGTCATAGAGTATACCTCACCTGCGTGCTTCATGTTCTTGAAGTCAGAAGACGAAGAGAAAGATGTAATTAAATTTGAAGGGTCTACATATCGAATGCTAAGACCACTTGTAGGAGATAGGTCCGTTTTAGCTGCACATATTCCTAAAACAACAAGATCACGTATCATGTATCTTTTTACCTGATCGTAATCGTTTATATTTAATGTGTACTCAATTGCTTTCTCTAAAGCTATCTCAACGTTTTGCTTATAGTTTAAAGCCATAAACATATCAACCTCTTCAGAGCTTTGTGCTACAAAACCATTTGGAGCTAAAGGTATACCAGTCTCATCCTCTAGGTTCTCTAAGAAGTCCTTAGATAGCATATCCCCAAGCATTTGCTTCTTCTTCTCTAACCTTTTGTTAGCTGCGATAGGGTCTATAGACTCAGCCTTGACATCGTACTCTTGATTAACCATCCCATTAACGATAACGTCAACGAACTTAGGTATGATAGATACAGGACTCCAATCTATATTAAGATAAGAAGTATCTCCCTGTACATCAAGTAAATCTTTATACTTACCAATATCTTGATTACCCTCAGCATAGCTTCTATTCCTAGAGTATCTTAACTTTTTATCTCTAAAGTATACGTCACTGTTATTGTGCCAATCGTAGTACATTGTTTTAAAGTACTGTAACCCATAAGCCAATGAAGCTTTCTCCTCGTTTGTAGACAAAGGAGAAGGGTAACCGTATGACTCTTGTTTCTTGTTAAGCATATCTATTTTATTTTTTTACTAAACATCCCCTTGTTAGAGTATTTTTTAACTAAGGGAGATGATACCTTTAATTCTTTCTTTGGTTTAATATATTTTTGAGAAGCTAGTAAAGCTAAAGATGAAGAAATACTAGCATCATACTTTGTTCTGTTATCTATTTCAAATCTACTCCAGTCATCAAGTAAAGTATTAAAATAACACCTTCCCATCTCTCCTGTATCAGACTTCATGCCCACGTGGTCATATATATAAGTCGCTATAGCTTCTGCCTGAGCATTTATTACTGCAGCTCCAGAGCCAGGTATTCCCTTTGTCTTTTGCCTTCCTCTACTCCACTCAGTGTGAGTCATATCTGGTCTATCCATTAGGTACTCGTAATAACCTCTATTCTCAAAGTATTTTAGTATACCTACCTTGTTATTCTCAACTAATATCTGACACCCATAGAAAACACACATCTTAATCATGTCTTCGTAGAATATTTCTGCCTTAGGCGGTCTATTAATGTATTCGCATACAAACTGCATAGACGCATCACTTGACATGCTAAACTTATGAAAAACATGAGCAGCAGCATCAGATCTCCTACCATCAGTAGTGGTGTCATGGTCATAAGGATCGCAACCTGCAACCAATTCTCCTGTCCTTCCAGGAAATTTTTTATTGTACCTAGAAGAGACAACATTTTGATTTTGAGTTTCTGGAACCCAAGTAATCTCCCACTTGCCTTTTCTATGAGGTATCCATATAACCTCGCTATCCTGTGTACCATTTTTCCAAATAAACTCCCCTTTTGTTGTAGGAGTGTTGTTAACTTCGTTGTAATCCATCTGTTGATAGATTTTTTCAACGTCAAATATACAACTTTGAGTGTCATTTCTAAAGGCTTCCTCTATAGTAAATGGAAACTGTCTTTTAAATTCTGATAACGATGTCGTATCATTCTTCAAAGCATCCCTTCTATTTTGGATATAATCTTTAGCACCAACATCAATAAGCATCTCATCCACACCCATTACAGGTTCCTTAGGGGTTTCTATTACAGAGTTACCATACTCATCAATAAAACCTTCTAGATTATCATAAGCTGGTATAAACAACTTATATAATCCACTCTTAGTTCTACCATTCAAGTCTTTCTCTCCCATGTCAGAGTCGTAGAATATATCCTTGTACTCTGAGCCACCATCCTGTAGTTTGTTTGCAGTAGATCCCATTAAGCATTTACCTACAATCTTTCTACCTAGTAATAGACAGGTTTGAGTTACACTCCAATTCTTCTTTATAGAATTTTGACCAATCCATTTAGCTGCCTCGTCATGCACTAGAAGTTTAAGCTTCTCACCATCGTAACTATTATCTCCAGTGTTTTTCCAATCTATACTAGAGTTCAAGGCTTCAGAGTTTTCTATATGCTTTTGATTCTTTGTAATCTTCTTAGCAGGTTCTCTAAACGCAAGCTCTACACGAGGGTTACTAGAACCATCTTGTATCGGTTGAAAAAAGAAAGGGTAGTTACGATATATACGCACCACCTTATCTGTAAACATAGTCTTAGCATCTGCCCCAGTCTTTGATAATATACCAAACCTACTCTCGTAAGTCATTGTAGATAAATTAACTGTCTCACTACTAGCCATATAGGAAAAACCACTACGTCTGTTTTTAAGAAAACACATCCCGTAAGAGTTCTTATCTAATTTACACGCTTCCCAAAAAATAAAGAACGTTCTGTTAGCAGCCCTGTAATCAGGATAACCAACGTCTATCTTACTCCACTGAATAAACATATAATGCGATCCAGTAATATACGTAGGAACTCCGTTGTTATAAAACCATAACCCCTCCATTCTACGCCTAAACTCTTCCTCTATGTAATCTACATAGTCAGAAGCGTTCTCCCTTGTTAAAGCTTTAGGTGGTTGAAGTCTAGTCCACTTCTGCTTTGCTTTGGGTAGGTCATGGTAAAGTATATCTTTCTTGTACCTAGGTTTTTTAGGTAAGACAATTGTTAAATTGTCAAACTCCATTACCTCACCATGACTGTCTTTACTTAAATATATCGTATTACTTTCTTGCATACTTCTCTGCAAAAGAGCCTTTGAAGTCTTTCTTGTCCTCTATTAAGGACTGACCATCTTTTATTCTATCCTCAAGGTTTTTTATTCCTAAAAGAATCTCTTGACAGTCTTCAAAACATTCTCTCTTTGCTTTTATTGCTTGTCTTCTCTTTGCGTCATCCTCCTCTAGTAAAGGTTTACTTATCTCCTCTATAAGAAGGTCAATAGCTCCCTTACTTGCTTCTATAAGCCTCTCTAAGGTCTCTAGAGCATAATTCTTATCATTACTCTCCATACGAAGCTAACACGTCAAAATTACGCATCCTAAGGAGTTTCATACCATCTATATCCATATCATACTCAGAGTTCTCACTCCACATGACTCTATCTCCTTTTTTAACTCCTTGCTCCTTCATCCAGTCATTAATAATAACTGCTCTTCCATGAAACTCTACTTCAGACGCTGATGTCTCTAAAAATATTCCAGACTCAGATTGCTCTGGTTCCTTCATCTCTTGCTCCATAAAGTTCCAAACACCTACAGGAATATACTCTTCACCTCTTTTGATAAGGTATATCTGTTCTGCAAAGGCTTGATATATATTATCTTTATCAGCATGCTTAACATGGTTTACAGGTGTCGCTATAAAGTGGTGAAACCAAACCTTATCACCCTCCTGTATTCCTGTATCTTTAGTATCCTGTATTGGTGTTTTATACACCGTTCCATACTGTCTAGCTAATCTCATAGGATCGTAAGACGTATCTCTATACAATTCTACACCATTTAACATTAACGTATCCTCTGTTTCTTTTTCTACTTCTATCCAGTAGAGGTCTTTAATTGGCTTCATCTTTTTTCTTTTAATTTACTTTACTTCGTAGTCATCTAGGACATCTGTGTTGTATTCTATAGCCGTTGGCTGAGAGAAAAACCTTTTCCAAGGTCTAGAAAATTCCTCTGTCTCTTTCTTTATGTACACATCATACACTACCTGTTGGTGTTTATACCAAGCTGCCTCGTCTTGTATGATTGCTGTTATCTTTAAGGAGCCTCCCAACATCTTTTGACCTACCTGGTAAGTCAAACCCTGCTTTAAGTCCCCTATAGTTATCTTTCTTATAATAGGGTTTATTGTTTCCATTTTAATTTAATTTAATTTTTTTTTATTCTACTCGTATAAATCTCTTGATAATTTAACGTACCCTACTTGAATACCTTTGGATGATGCTGCATGAGCCTGCACCCCAATAAAAGGTAATAAGTTTATATCATCTGCAGCAGCTAAAGATTTTTTAGTTTTAACTGATTCTCTAACACCACCTGCAGTTGTTGTTATAGGTGTTGATGTTAAACCATATTGAATATTGTTTACAAAAACGCTAATCTTTCTATTCTCGTCAAAAACAATACGAAGTCTATATACAGTATTTGCAGCAACTGCAATACCTAAATTTGTAATATAATCTACACCAGAAACGCTGTATACAAAATGTAAATTAGCGTTAGTAGTTAAAGATCCTAGATCATCATCTGATGCGTATAAAAAATAAGCTTGATTTGCATCTGTAACAAAACCTCCATTTGATGTTAGCTTTAAACCAGCAAAAAATGAAGTATCAGCAATAGAAGAAGAAGTAGATATAGCTGTAGAAAATTCTGTTTTATTTTCTGTTCCAAAACCTACAGAAGACCAGGCTGAAGAATCAAAACCTGCTGGTAACTCAGCATTAGCGTCTCTTGTAGACAATATGCTTTTATCGTTATCTATACTACCTGTGATTAATTTTATCCCAGCAAAAGAACCATCTCTTCCTGTGTTAGCAGATATTTGAGTAGACCCACCGCTAGTACCACTCAAAACAAAGTTTTGATTAGGAGTTATGTAAGGATCTATAATAAAGAATAACTTAAATGTTTGGGATACTATGTCGGTACCATTAGTACCAATACGTATCTTACAAGATCCATTTGCAACATCATG